TGCCGTGAACACTCAACTCGAAGTTGATGACACAGGTAACACCTTCGCTGGTATCCTGAACGGTAAGATCAGAGTTTACATTGATCCATATTCCAAACTGGACATCAACCAAGTTCTCGTTGGTTACAGAGGTTCTAACCCATATGACGCTGGTATCTTCTACTGCCCATATGTTCCTCTGCAAATGGTGAGAGCAGTTGGTGAGGACACCTTCCAACCGAAGATTGGCTTCAAGACTCGGTACGGTATGGTTGCCAACCCGTTTGCTGATACCACCGACTTTACCACACAAGGTAACGGTATTTCCGGAAACCAATACTACCGTCTGTTCGCTGTCAAGAACTTGCACGGTAACACCGGATTCTAAAAAATAAACTCCTAGTGGAGTGATGAGAGAAAAGGGAGCCTTCGGGCTCCCTTTTTTCATATAAATAACTCGGAGGATCATATGGAATTTAGTTCAACTTCGATCAAACAACAAAAAACAATCAAAGGTAACGCAACATATCTCGGCGTGGACGGAATGACAGCCGATTTTCCTGTTAATCCAACTGCTCCAGATACAAACAATTTTCTTGGTGGAAACTTTTTTCAGTTTCAACTTTTTAGAACATCTCTCGTCACATACTTTTGTCAAGCAATAACGATACCATCAACAAACTTATCACCAGTCGAAATGCCAAATACGTTTGGTCGTCCCAATCAATTCGTTGGTGGTAGATACACACATGAGCCACTTGCTGTTCAGTTTATTGTGGATGAGGATCTCAAAAACTATAAAGAAATCTTTAACTGGATAACAAGCATTGGTAACTATGAGGGTGACTCAAAAATTATTGATGGGGTTCAGACAAGACAATTTTTCTCAGACGCTGCCGTTTTGATCACAAACAGTTCGTATCGTCCCAAACAAAGAATTGTCTTTAAGAACACATATCCAATCTCATTGTCACAAATAAATTTCTCATCTTTGCTAAATGATTCCGAACCCGTGGTGGCAACTGTACAATTAAATTTTGAAACTTTGGCTTTTGAAAGTGTCGATGATTGACACACATAATATTTTCGATATAATTTGTGCATGAATTTAGAGAAACTAAAAGAAGAAGTAAAAAATGATCTGACAATAGACAAAACAGAACTTGGTTCTGAGTCTGTTCGCATACCCCAAATTCATAACAAATATCTTAACTTTCTGATGAATGACAGGTTGGTTTTGTCAAAGTTAGAAACTGATCTCACCAAACTAAGACACCGAAAGTGGCTTTATTACACTGGTAAAATGTCACACGAAGAACTAGAAGAGTTGGGATGGGAGTCTTTTGACTTAACGGTTTTAAAAACAGATATTGATCGGTTTATTAATGCAGATGATGAAGTTATAACCTTGCAGCACAAAGTATTTCTCATACGAGAAAAAGTAAACTACTTAGACGGTGTGATGAAAGCGATCAACAATTTAAATTGGAACATTCGTGCAGCAATTGACTGGATGAAAATGACAGAATTTAACGGGTAATCCTCACACCATAAATATGGTGTATGAGTGATTTAGTTATTAGACATGTTGATTCTGCTTATATCAAAGTAGAGTGTGAGCGATCCTTAGCGAAAGAACTAAGTCAGTTTTTTACATTCTTTGTTCCAAATTATCAATACACTCCAGCATATAAAAACAAAATATGGGACGGTCAAATCAGACTGTTTAATGTCCACAGCGGAAAAATTTACGCTGGTTTAATTGATTACGTTCTTAAATTTGCAGAGGAGCGAAACTGTTCTGTTGATTGCATTTCACCTCAAAGAGAAAGCGTGAGTGAAAAGAACATCGTTAAGTTTTTACAAGACCTAAAAATCTCCATTGGGGATAAGGAGATTATGCCACATGAACATCAATTTAGAGCAATTCATCATGCAATTAATAAACAACGCTCTCTATTACTTTCTCCGACAGGATCCGGCAAGTCTCTTATCATTTATGTTCTCATACGTTATTATCTTTCAAAACTACCCGAAGATAAAAAAATCCTAATTATTGTTCCAACAACTGGTCTTGTTACCCAAATGATGAGTGATTTTGAGGACTACTCTGGATTGTCAAAGTGGAACGCAAAAAGAAATTGTCATACCGTTTATTCTGGTAAAGCAAAGACATCTACAAAAAGAGTCATCATAAGCACATGGCAAAGTCTCTATAAACTCCCTCAGAGCGAGTT